CACCGTCGAATATGCCTCAGATTTGATGAATGCTTTGACAAGCAGCTTGTCGAGCGTTGGATGCCAGTTCTCTCTGGCAGAACGTGCCCGCTGTCGAGGTTTATCCTGTGCTTCGATAACCTCTTCGATGTCCAGCGGAGTCCCAACATGCCGATTCCCATTCGTCAAGAGCTGAATGAACTCCTGGGCACACCTAGCATGGTGCGGGGAAAAGGCACGTATCTCCAAAGCCCGTTTCTGCGGCTTGAGCACTCGGTTTGTGATCGTTGCTTGTTGGTTTAGCAATGTCTTAGCTGGAAAGACTGCCTGTTCTCCCAATGGTGGGGGAGCATATGTTCTGGCGTATGGTTTGTATTCCTCCACAGGCTCCCGCGCCTGACGCACTGGATCGAACACCTCATAGTGATCGGCTGGAAGACCAGCCTTGTGGATCACCGGGTAAGTATGGATATGTCGGTCCAATATGTCATGCAACAGGATTGCTTGTGATGCGGGTAAGCGACTCCTTCGCGTAGTGTCAGCAATCGTTGGATTCTTCGACCGCCGATGCGCGATGGATAGAGCCTCAAAATCCGATAGAGGTAAGTCAGCACAAAGACTCCCGCCTTCATGGGACACAGAGATATAGGGAATCACTCCCCCATTCTCTCCTTTCTCGTAACGGACTAGCCGATTTATACCGTCATGGGTATACTCGACAGGCTCAAGCCTCTTACCATGGCGGAGAGGACTGCCATCGGGCAACATCCACTCGGCCAAAGCAAGCACAAACTTGAAGAAATAGCCAGTTGTATGAGCGTAGGGCGTTATCGTGACGATACGGCGGTGCGGTCCCCACGCGAACTGATCAACCAGTGCATAGGTCCAATTCCACCCGAACTCGTGTTTGACAATCACCACATCCGAATTGTAGTTCCACACTCGATGGTTCCAGACTCCTCCGCCATTGGAGTTAAATTGAACGGTATCTCCCACTATGGTGAAATGCCCCTCATCAGAGGACCCAGCAACCGATTCAGGCTGCAAGGTATACAAGATGATAGGCTGACCATGGCTGATCAGGTAAGGCATATTCACGTAGTAGTCGACATCGGTCAAAACAAAGGCATGGTGATCAGTAACAGGATCATCACGAGTCCGTTGTAATAAATCCCCAGCCACATAATGAGCACGACGATGGTCACAGTCAAGCTCACGTCGCGACGGGGAAATAACATACGGCTCGAGTCCTGCCTGAACAACAAGTCTCTGCATCTCCAAAGTTGCAGCATTTCGGTGTTGTGCCGCTTGTTGGTGCGGATGTCCTTCTCGAACTTTAACCTCCTTCTTGAAGATTCTGTTCTGCACTACGCTCCGGAACGTTGG